CGCACCGCAGCAGCGAACAAGCTCGATATCCAGACGGCGCGCGCGCGCCGCTTCCAGTGGTACTACGACAACGAGATCGAGATCATCGCGCTGCTCGACACCGAGGAGCGGCAGGCGTTCCGCAAGCTGCTGCGCGAGTCGGCCGCGAACTGGTGCGAGCTGATCGTCCAGGCGGTGGCCGAGCGCTTGCAGGTGACCGGGTTCCGGTTCCACGACGCGGGAGCATCAGACCTGGCGTGGCAGATCTGGCAAGCCTCGGCTATGGACGCCGACTCGCGGCTGGTGCAAACCGACGCGCTGGTGACCGGGCAGAGCTTCGTGCTCGTGCAGCCCGACGAGGACGGCGACAACCCGACCGGGGTTGACATCACGGCGGAGAGCCCGTTCGAGGCGACCGTGCTGTACGCACCGGGCGACCGGCGCAGGCGCATCGCCGGATACAAGCGGTTCGCGGGGGACGCGCAGGACTATTGGTGGCCCTCGTGGATCGGGGAACCCGCCTACGGGCTCACCGAGGTACTCATCACCCCCGACGTGATCGCGACGTGGCTCCCGCACGCCAACGCCAGCACCGGGCCGGTTATCCAGCCGAACCCCTCGGGGGTCGTCGGCATGGTGGAGCTGGTGCCGCAGCCGAGGACGTGGGGGCCGCCCCGCTCTGAGCTGACCTCCGCGATCAGCATTCAGGACCGGATCAACACGCTGATCTTCAACCGCCTCGTCGCGGCCGACTACGGCTCGTTCAGGCAGATCTGGGCGACCGGGGTCAAGCTCGCGCGGCAGGTGATCGCGGGCACCGACGAGAACGGGCAGCCCACCGAGACCACCACCTTCAGGCGGCCCTACGACATCGGCGCGAACCGGCTCCTCGCCAATGAGAACCCGGCCGCGAAGTTCGGGAGCTTCCCCGAGTCCACCCTGGCGGGCTACCTCGCGGCGGTGGAGCAGGACATCCAGCAGCTCGCCGCCATCACCAGGACGCCCCCCCACTACCTGATCGGGCGGATGGCCAACCTGGCGGCCGACGCGATCAAGGCGGCGGAGGCCGGGCTGGTGAGCAAGTGCGAGGAGCGCGCCGCGTTCATCGGCGAAGGCTGGGAAGAGGTGATGCGCACCGCGTTCGCGGTCCTCGGGAACCCCGCCGCCGACGACGTGGCCGCCGAGGTGCTGTGGCGCGACTTCGAGGTCCGCAGCGAAGGCCAGCTCGTGGACGCGCTGGTGAAGATGCGCACCCTCGGGGTGCCCATTGAGGTGCTGTGGGCCAAGTGGGGCGCGAGCCCGCAAGAGATCGCGGCGTGGCGCGAGCTGCGCGTGGCCGAGCTGGCCGGCCCGCAGATCGCCCCCGGCCCCGCGCCCGGCGTGACCCGCGTCACCCCGTCGCTGACGCCGAGCGAGCCCGCAGCTCCGCCCGAGCAGGGCACGCCGCAGGAGGTGAGCTGACCCGTGGCCGCCCCCGTGATCGCGCAGCCCGACCTTGAGGCGTGGCTGTGGTCCAACATCGAGCAGCCCGGAGTTACCTCCTTCGCGTACGCCGCGCAGGTGATGTGGCCGGGCTGGGTCGTCGCCCACCACGTCCAGGTGGACGCGCGCGCCCGCCGCAAGCAGGCGGCGCGCGACCTGGCCGAGCAGGTGCGCCAGGCCGTCATGGCGCTGCCCGACGTGCCGTGGGCTGACGGCACCGTGTGCTACGTCCAGCCGACCGAGGGGCCGTTCTGGCTCCCCGACCCGGACGGGCACCCCCGATACGTCACGCGGTACGAGATCCGCGTGCACCCCGCCCGCTCCTCGGGCGTGCTCCCGCTGGCCGCGCTCGCGGCCCGTCCACCCCGCCGCAAGGCGGCATCACCCCGGAGGTAACCTCCCATGACAACCCCCACGATGGACCCGACCCAGGTGCAGGTCGGTGACGCCAACGGCCCCGGACTCTACCTCGCGCCAGCGGGCACCGCTGGCCCCGCCGACACCGCCACCCCGTGGCCGAGCCCGTGGCAGATCCTCGGCTACATGTCATCCGATGGCCCCACGGTGAGCACCGCCACCGACCAGAACGAGATCGTGCCGTGGCAGAGCATGGTGCCGCTGCGCACCGTGGTCACGAAGAGAGCCGTCACGTTGCACTTCATCCTGTGGCAGCTCAACGCGCAGACGCTCGCGCTGTACTTCGACGCCGACGTGCCGACCGAGACGGCCGGGGTGCTGTCCATGGACGTGCTCAGCGACCAGCCGCAGCACATTTACGCGGTGGGGATCGACGCGGCCGACACCAATCAGATCATGCGGATCATCTTCGGCCGGGCCAGCCTGACCGACGCCGGCGACATGACGATCAAGCGCGGCGAGGCGGTGCCGCTGGACTGCAAGATGAGCGCCCTGGACTCCAACGGGGTGCTTGCGACCGTGCTCCTCGGCCCCGGCCCCGGAGGGCTCGTCACCGCCACCACCGTCACCCGCAGCGGCGGCGGCGGCACCAGCGCTAGCAAGGCGGCGTGAGCGCGCAGCACGCGAACGGCAAGGTTGTCCCCTTCGACCTGGAGGCAGCGGCAGCAGCCGCCGCCGCCGAGGCCGAGGAGCAGCCGTTCGCGTTCACCTACAAAGGCGCGCAGTACACCGTGCCGCCGCAAACCTCGTGGCCCATGTCGGCTACCCGCGCGCTCGGGCGCGGCGAGCTGGACGCGGCGCTGCCGCAGCTCCTCGGCAACGAGGCGTTCGAGAAGCTCTGCGACGCGGGGCTCACCCTCGGGGAGCTGGCCGCGCTGTTCGGCGCGATGGGCGAGGTGGCCGGGATGGGCGGCCTCCCAAACTCGTCCGCGCCTGTAGCGCGCGCTTTGACCCGGACGTAGAGGCGGTCATGCTCGCCGCGTACGGGGTCGATGTGCTCGACCCCCGCACCAGCGCGCGGCGGGTGCACGTGCTGTTGGAGCGGCTCCCGCCGAGCTACCGCCTCCCCGGCGAGCAATGGTCGGTTGAGGCCGAGCTGCTCGCGGGGCTGATCGACCACGTGGCGAACCTCTGCTACATCACCGCGCGCGCAGCGGGGGCGCGGAGCGCGACCCGGCCGCAGCCGGTCAAGCGCCCGCCGCGCCGGCACCGGCCCGCGCAGCAGCAGCAGCGCGCGCAGGTGGTAGCGGGAGCACCCAACGGCAAGGCGCGCAACTGGGCCGAGGCCGCCGGCATGATCGCGACCGTGCCCGGAGTGGTGGTGAGGCGCGATGACCGCTTACGGCGCGCTTGAAGTAGCGGTCACCGCCGTTACCCGCCAGATGACCTCCACGATCAAGGCCGACGCGGAGAAAGCGGGGGACGAGGCCGGGCGGACGCTGAGCACCAAGATCAGCGAGCACCTGCGCGAAGGGACCAAGGAAGCCGGCAAGAACCTGGCGATGGCGCTCGGCACCGGGGTCATCGCCTTGACCGACCTCGGCGTCGAGGCGGTCAAGAGCGCCGCCCGCGTGGACGAGATGAACACCACGCTTACCGCGCTCGCCAAGGTCAACGGGCTGTCCCGCTCCTCGGTGCTCGGCACCGTGGACGCCCTCCGCAGGCAGGGGATCACGGCCGACGCCGCGCAGTCGGTAGTGGCCGACATGGTGAAGGAGCACCTCAACCTCGCGAGCGCAACCAAGCTGAGCACGGTAGCGCAGAACGCCTCGATCATCTCGGGGCAGAGCGCGAGCACCGTGCTCGAAGCGATCACCAAGGCGGTCGAGACCGGCAACACGCGCCAGCTCCGCCAGGCCGGGCTGATCATCAACTCCTCGGCCGCCTATAAGCAGTACGCGGCGCAGATCGGCACCACCGCCTCGAAGCTGGATCAGCAGCAGAAGTCCGCCGCGATCTCGAACGCCGTCATGGAGGCGGGCACCCACATAGCCGGGGTGTACGCGGCGGCCATGAACGACCCCGCCAAGGTGCTGCGCTCCTTCCCCCGGCTGGTGGAGGAAATGACCCTCGCCATAGGCGAGAACCTGATGGGCGCGTTCGGGCCGATCATCGTCGCCACCGGCAAATTCGCGAACGCGCTCAACGAGGCGCTACAGCCGGGCGGCAAGCTCGCGCCCGTCCTCGGCGCGGTCGGCCGGGTGGCAACCCAGATGGTCGCCCCCTTCACGCGGGTGATGAACCTGACCACCGAGTGGCTCGACAAGCTACAGCCCGGCACCGTCAACCAGATCGTCGGCGCGGTCGCCAAGTTCGGCCCCGTGTTCGCGTCCCTGGCGACCGGGCTCGGCGCGTTCGCGGGCGGTGAGTACCTCTCCCGGCTCCCGCTCATCGGCACCATGTTCGAGGGCTTGACCGGCCCCCTCGGCGCGGTGGTGACCGGCCTGGTCACCCTGGCCGCGAGCAGCCCCGCCGCGCGCGCAGCGCTCGGCACCCTCGCATCCGAGCTGATGGCCGGGCTCTCTCCCGTCCTTAAGGCGCTGGTCCCCGCCATCGGCCAGCTCGGCAACGCGGTGGGCGTGCTCCTCGGCGCGGCGCTACAGTCCGTGCTCCCGCTGGTGCCCCCGCTGGTCGTCCTCCTGCGCGCCGTCCTGGACGTGGTGCTCCCGCTGGTGCCCGTGATCGTGGTGCTCGCGGACGTGCTCGCGCGGATGGCCCCGGTGCTGGTGCCGCTGGTCGCGGCGTGGCGGGCCTACATGCTCGTGCAGGCGGCTTACGCCACGGTGGCGGCGCTGGTGACCGCCGAGACGCTCGCGCAGGTGGTCGCGCAGGTGACGCAGCGCGCGGAGCTGCTGCTGTTGTGGGTGCAGGTGACCGCGCTCACCATCGCGGAGAACGCCGCCAAGGTCGCCACGGTGGTGTGGACAGCGGCGCAGTGGCTCCTCAATGCGGCGCTGGACGCCAACCCGATCGGCATCGTGGTGGTCGCGCTCGGGCTCCTCGTCGGCGCGCTGGTGCTCGCCTGGACGCACAGCTCGCAGTTCCGCACGATCGTGATCGCCTGCTGGCAGGCGATATGGACCGTGGTGTCCCCGATCCTGCACGCGCTCACCGCGCTGGTGGTGGTCAGCTTCACCGCCATGCGCACCGCGATCGACGCGGCCACGAGGTGGATACGCTCCAACATCCAATGGCTGATGCTCGTGCTCCTCGGGCTCTTTACCGGCGGGCTCGGCCCGCTGGTCGTGCTGACCGTCCGCTACTGGGGCCAGATCCGCACCGCCATCGCCGCCGCCACGACGGCGATCCTCTCCACCGTGACCGGCGCTTTCGGGCGGGTCCGCGACGTGGCCGGGCAGCTCATGAGCCAGACCGCGGGCGTGATCGCGGGCTGGTGGCGGAACATCGTGAGCGCGGCCACCAGCGCGGGCGGCTCCATCATCGGCGGCCTGAAGTCGGGCATGACAGCGGCCATTTCCGGTATCGGCGGCTGGATCAAGCGCTCGGTGGTGGACCCGATCGTCAACGCGGTGAAGGGCTTTTTCGGGATTCACAGCCCGAGCACCGTGATGGCGGAGATCGGCGGCAACCTCACGCGCGGGCTGTTCCTCGGCATGGTGCCCGGCATGAGCGGGGTCGGCAACCTCGTGGGCGACGTGTTCGGCGGGTTCCCGAACGCGCTCGCGGCGATGATCGGGCACGGCCTGATCGGTATCGCGTCGCTGCCGGGCAAGGCGCTGAACGCGATCATGAGCCTGTTCGGGTCGGGCTCCGCTGGTGCGCTCGCCAAGACCGCATCCGGGTTCGCGGGGCACCGCTACGTGTGGGGCGGAGGAGCGAACGCCAATACCGGGTTCGACTGCTCCTCGTTCGTGAACATGCTGAGCGGCATGCTCCACCTGCCCATACCGGGCGGGTTCTCCGCCCCGAGCGCGCAGCACGGCCCCGTGACCGGGGGCTGGCTCGGCTTCGGCTCGATGCAGCACATGCCCTACGGGGCGATGGCGATGAACGACCTGTTCGTGAGCCCGGTGCACATGGGCGTGGTGACCGGGCCGGGGCAGGGGTTCGCGGCCCGCTCAACAGCTACGGGCACCGGCCCGCAGCCGGTTGACAGCTCCTATGACATCCTGCGCTTCCCCGGAGGGCGCAAGCTCCCGTCGTGGCTGTCCGGCGTCATGGGCAAGCTCGGCGGCCTGTTCGGGCACCTGTTCGGCGGCGGCGGCTCGGCCCCCGGAGGTGCCGCGCCCGGAGTCGCGCGCTGGGCGGGCGTGGTGTCGCAAGTGCTGCAAATGTTCGGCCGCCCCGACCTTTCCCCGGTCATCCTCTCGCAGATGAACACCGAAAGCGGCGGCAACCAATTCGCCGTGAATAACTGGGATTCCAACGCCGCGATTGGCCAGAATTCGCGGGGGCTCATGCAGGTTATCCCCGCCACGTTTGCGGCATTCGCGGGGCCATTCAAGAACCTCGGCATATTCAACCCGCTCGCGAATGTGTATGCGGCGGTGGCCTACGCATTCTCGCGTTACGGGAATAACCTCGCGGCGGTGCTCGGCCACGGCCACGGCTACGCGGCGGGCGGAATTGTCAATGAGCCCGTGATCGGCTTCGGCATGCACTCGGGGTCGCCGTATGCGTTCGGTGAGGCCGGTCCCGAGCTGGTGTCTCCGCTGAGCGGCCCGGCCGCCAGCGCGGGCACCGGGCGGGTCGTGATCAACGTCTACCCGCGCGAGCAGCAGTCCGAGACCGAGATCGCCGCCGCCGTGTCCCGCGAGCTGTCGTGGGCCGTCGCAGGAGGTACCGCGTGAAAACCTCGCCGCTGCTGCCAGGCCGCCCCCGCGCGGGGGGCGCGGTGCCCGTGCTGCGCGGCTATAACCGCGCCTACGACTACGGCTATGAGGTGCCGCCGGCCGCGCAGTCGAGCGCGCTGCTCGTGCCGGTCACGTGGGACGGGCTCCCGCTCAACAGCGGGTACCAGGACCCCGCCGACCCTGACGGGGCGCTCTGCTGCGTGGTGGAGTCGGTGACGGGGTGGCTGGACTCCCCGCCGCTGGACGGGCATGACGGGGTGCGCGCGGTCGCGGACGGCGCGGCGTGGGGGCCGAAAACGCTCGGCCCCCGCGCCATCGCGATTACCGGGGTGGCGCTCGGCCCGCGCGAGCTGCTCGGCGGGTACCGCGACCAGCTCGCCGCGCGGGCCGCCGCGCGGGAGCCCGCCGAGCTGTCGATCACGGACGGGGGGCTCGGCCGCACGCTGACCGCGCAGGTGCGCGCCGACACCAACGCCTTGCAGCAGACATGGCTCACCCCCACGTTCTGGCGCTACACCGTGACGCTCACCGCCGCTGACCCGGTGCTGTACGAGGCCGAGTGGCAGACCGCCGTGCTCGTCCCGGACATCGGCGGCACCGGCCGCGCGTATAAGCGCAGCTACACCTGGCAGTACGCGAGCACGGTGGTGCCGAACGCGGCCACCGTGGAGAACGACGGGAACACCGCCGCGCCCGTGTACGCGATCTATGAGGGCGACCTGGCCGCCTCCACCCTGGCCGACGACTACGGGCACCAGATCCTCGTGGCGGTGCTCCAGCCGGGCGAGCAGATCCAGGTGGCATCCGGCACCCTCACCGCGCTGGCACCGGGCGGGTACACCCGCGCGAACTACGTGCAGCCGGGCTCGGTGCCCATGCTGCTGCCCCCCGAGTCGGCGGGCTCCTGGCACCTCTACACCACGGGCGGCGGGTCCGTCACCCTGGCCTGGCGGGCGGCGTGGGTATGAGCGAGTCCCCGCTGATCGCGCCGCTCCTGCAACTGCCGGGCCAGTGGACATTCTGGGCCGACGCGATCGTAGCGCCGAACGCCCCCCTCGGGATGCTCGACGTGTCGGCGTTCACCTGCTCCCGCAAGCTCTCCGATTTCGGGTCGGGCACGGTGACGCTGGACATGCCGTGCGGGCTGCCCGAGGCGCGCGTGCTGCAACTGTGGTCCTGGCGGCTGTGGGCGCTGTACCAGGGCCAGCCCCTTTTCTGCGGGGTGCCGACCGGCATCACCGACGACGGGTCCGCGCAGGTGCAGCTCACCCTCACCGAGCTGCCCGGCTACCTCGCGATGCGGCAGCAGGACACCTTCCCGACGCTGGCGTTCAGCCAGGTGGAGCAGGTGAGCATCGCCGCGAGCATCGCCGCGCCGCTCGCGGACGTGGGCTGCGCGGTGGCCACCGACCCCGGCTCGGGCTTCAAGCGGGACCGCACCTATGACTACCTGCAATCGGGGGCGCGCTCGCAGCTCCTCATAGACCTGAGCCAGGTGATCTCCGGGCCGCAGTTCCGATCCGAGTACGCCATGAGCGGGGGGCACCCCGCGTGCACCCTCAAAATCGGGTACCCGCGCGTCGGCTCGTCCGCGCCGGGGCTCGGCGTCACCGTGCCCGGCTCCGCGCTCGCGTACCGCGCGCAGTGGGACTCTGACCACCTGCGCACCCGCACCTACGCGGTGGGCGACGTGGACCCCTCGGCCGCGCCCGGCACCCCCCACCCCGTCCAGGTGGTGGACGCGCCGCAGCCCAACCTGCCGCGCCTGGACGCCGCCGACGACTACCC